CTATGTCTCGACCATGCACGCGAACGGAAACCTGACGGGCGACGTAACCCCGGAGCGCAACACATTCCAGAGGAATATCTACTACTCGGCCACGACCCGGACCGGGACGATGTGGAATACCGGAGGCCTCGGGACTGGCAATGTCATCAACAACAATATCTACCACAACATTCCGATGCTCAGTGGTTTCGACGCGAACTCGACGGTGGCCGACCCGCTGTTTGCCGACGCGCCGGCTGGCAATTTCGTGCTTCAGGGAGGCTCGCCCGCCTTCGGCAAGAGCTTCGTCAATCTGGAATGGACCAAGATGGGCCGCGGCGGCTACAACGAAGCCATCGCCACAGCCGAGACGCTGCCGCAGTTCTGGCGAGCCTGGACCGACACGCCGTTCATTGACTTCAATTATCAAACCCGCCCCGGTCTCTATAATGTCGAGACGTTCACGCGGGCGACCGGTGCCACCTACATCAATGCTCGGGGCGTCCGCGTCGCGGCAGTTGCCAACCAACCGCGATTCGACTTCGACCCGGCGACGATGGAACCCCTCGGCCTTCTCCTGGAGGATGCCACCACCAACCTGATCGCCAACAGCGGCGATTTTACGAACGTGGCGTGGATCAAGACGAACACCACGGCAACCGCGTCCGGCGGCGGTACCGGTCTCGACGGAGCCAACAGCCTGAGCGTGCTGACCAAAGGGCCCGGCCTCGGCACTGAGCAGGGAAAGGTTCTCACTTACGTCAATACCTTCCCGGCCGGGTCTCACCTGACCGCCAGCGTCTATCTCAAGAAAGGCGCCTCGATGGATTGGGTGGCCGTCGAACTGACGGACAACTCCTTTGCGAGCGGGAAAACCGTGTGGTTCAACCTGGCGACCGGTGCTGCTGGTGCCTCTCCGTCTGGCGGAACGACGATCACCTACGTCAGCCACGGCATCACCCATATGGGCAAAGGCATTTACAAATGCACCCTGACCGTTCTGACCAATACGATTACCGACGCCAGTTTGCAGATCTGGGGCGATATCGCTGACGGAAATACGAGTGGGGGGTACTGGGGAGTCGTCGCGGGCACCACACTGCTCGCCGGGGCTCAAGTCGAGGCCAAGGACCACGCGACGTCGCTGGTGATCACGACGTCCGCTCCGGTCTCCCGTGCCGCCGACATCCTCACCATTCCGAGCACCGCAGTGTCCGGACTCACGTTCTCCGGCGGCGAGGGGAGTCTCGTCGTCGATGTCGCGCTGCTGCAGCCCGCCAATTCGTCTGCCGCAACGATCCTGTCGATCGACGACGCCGACACCAACCCGGCGTCGTCGGACCGCGTCGAGGTGTCCCGGACCGTCGGCGGGGCCGCCCTGTTCAGCGTCGTGACCAACGGCACCGCCCAAACCGCCATCTCCGGTGGGAGCCTGTTGCCTTCCAGCGCCACCACGATCGCAGGAGCCTGGAAAAGCAACGATGCCATCGCGCTGGTCGAGGGGACGGCAACCGGCACCGACACCTCGGTAACCATCCCGTCCGGTCTGTCCAAGCTCACCCTGGGTGGGCGGTCGGCCACGGGCAGCGGGATTGCCTCTGGCCATTATAAACGCCTTCAGGTCTACTCCAAGCGTATGGGAGCCGATGTTATGAAAGTCGCGGGAGCCCGGCCATGAGGATGCGCGTGACGACTGGATCGCGCCGCCGACCTGACGCACCCTCCCCCCCTCCCACCACCCGATACGACATCGCCACCGTCAGCGACGTCTGGGGAGCCTGGGACGCCAGCGACAGCACGCGGCGCACACCGAGCAACGCCACCCTGATCACGGGATTGACCGACCGCTCCGGCTTCGGCAACAACCTGACTGCTGCCGCGCTCGGCAACAACGAAGTCGCAGTGACCCTGGCGAACCCGGCCTCCCTGTCCACAACCGGTGGCAACGGCATGCGACGGCTCGACGCTGCGGATGGCGTCGCCGACAACATGTTTGCGTTTGGCGGAACCCTGGTCGCCGTCATTCGGGCGGCATCACCATCTGGCGTCCTGGTTGCCAAGTGGAACAATACCGGCTGGATTCTGTGGGCAAACACCACCACCACCTTGCGGTTCGAATACTACGCGGGCGGCAGCGAGGGCAGTTATACGTTTCCGTTCCCGTCATCGGCAACCGCCTGGAGCCTTCTCGAATTCACGTGGAACTCCGACACGGCTAACATCGATCCCATCGTCCGGATCGACGGAACCGTCGTCACCCACCAGGGAAACGTTCCCGGTGCCGCCTCGGTCGACGATTCCGTCGCAACGATGGTGATCGGCAACCGCAACTGGGGCGGTCAAAACACGCCGTGGAGCGGCGACATTGGCGAGATCATCCTGCTGGCGGGGGTTCCGACCGATGAGCAGCGGTATCAGATCCGGGCCGACCTGATGCAGCACTGGGGCATAACCGTGCCCACCGCGGCCCGCTTCAACGCGGCCACGCTGCCGGGCCTGATCGGCGTCTGGGACGCCAGCAACGCGGCAAGTCGCACCCCAACCAACGCGGCCCTGATCACCGCCCTGGCACCGCGTTCCGGGACTGGGCCGACCTTGACCGCCGCCGCCGCCGGGAACGGTGAGGTCGCGCTCGCCCTCAGCGATCGGAGTTACCTGTCGACCGTCGGCGGCAACGGCATGCGACGTCTGGACGCTCCGGCCAATGCCATGAACAACATATTCGCCAGCGAGGGCATGCTGGTCGCTGTCATCCGCTCCGGAAACCCGTCCGGCATCATCGCCGCCAAGTGGAATACCGACGGCTGGATCCTGTGGGCGCCGACGCCCAATACCCTGGCGTTTGAGTGGTACCAGGGCGCCCAGACCGGCAGCTACACCTTCCCCTTCACCGCGTCGGCTTCCAACTGGTCCCTGATCGAAATCATCTGGAACAGCTCGCTCCCCAATACGGTCTTCCTTGCGCGCGTCAACGAGGCGGTCGTCACTGTCACCGGCACGGCGACCGGGGCCGCCTTCGTGGACGATTCCAGCGCATCCCTGGCCATCGGCAACCGCAACTGGGGCGGTCAGAACACGCCGTGGAGCGGTGACATCGGCGAGGTCATGCTGTTCAACAGCACAGCCCTCTCGCTGGAACAGTTGAACAACCTGCAGGCGGACCTGATGGGACACTGGAACATCCTGTCGGCCGTGTTACCGGAAATTGACCTGACCCAGTACACCCTGACCTTCGACGAGGATTTCAACGCGCCGCTCTCGCGCCGCGTTCCCGGCGACGCCTCGACCGACGGCAACCTGTGGGCGACCAGCATGGGCAACGGCCTGGTGCGTTGGATGGGCAGCCCGCCCGAACGCCAGATCTACGTCGAGCCGGAATACGCGGGAACCTCGGGTGGTCCCCTTGGCATCAACCCGTTCTCGGTGGCCGACAGCGTCCTCACGATCACCTGCGCCCCGGTCAGCGAGGCCAACGCTCCCTATCTCAGCGGAAAACTCTGGACCTCAGGACTGATCACGACCCAGCACAGCTTTGGCCAACTGTACGGCTACTTCGAGATGCGGGCCCAACTTCCCGCCGGCATGGGGACATGGCCGGCGTTTTGGCTGCTGTTCCACAACACCGGCAGTTCCGAGTTCGACATCGTCGAGACGTACGGCGTCAATCCGAGCGCGGTCTTCCAAACCGTCCACCAGTCCAGTGGGTCGCAAAGCTACGAGAGCGCGGTCGCTTGGTCCAGCGGCTGGCATACCTACGGCATGCTCTGGACGGCCGAACAGATCGTCTACTACATCGACCGGGTGCCGCGTGCGGTCCATCCCAACGTCACCTACACGCCGGGTTATTTGATCGCCAACCTGGCGCTCGAGGGGCGCGCCGACCGCGCTCCCGACGCCTCGACGATCTTCCCGCTGGAAATGAAGATCGACTATATCCGCTGCTGGCAGCCCAATAGCTGATCGACAACATCCTGCCTTTGGAGGGCAACATGGCTTTTATTGTCGAGACGGGCGTTGGAATCGAAGGGGCGAACAGTTATTGCAGCGTAGAATTTTCCGATGGCTTTAATGCAACGCAAGTAGATGGCCTCAATTGGGCGGACGTTGACCTGCCGGACAAACAGATTCGTCTTATAACCGCCAGTCAACTCTTGGATATCAACTTCGATTTCCACGGACGTCGTCTAACGCGCGTGCAGGGCCTCGAATTCCCCCGCTGGGGCCTGCGCGACCGCGACGGATTCCTGCTGCCGACCGCGCCGCTGCCCCGATTCATCAAGTGCGCTGCCGCCGAACTGGCCCGCGTGCTTGGCGAGCGGGCGGACGCCGGCGGCAGCGCCACGGCGCCGGCTCAGGCCGCTTCGTCGGGAGCCGTCGAGAAGATCCAGGTCGGGCCGATCGCCCTGACCCTGGCCAGCAGCACCAGCGGGTCGTCGTCCGGCGCAACGACGGCCGCGACATCCGTGGCCCTGATTCCACGTTCGGTGTCGGCGTGGTTGCTCGACTACGGCATCCCGCGATACGGCTACGGTTCGGCGAGGCTCGTCCGTTGACCGCTCGCGCCGCCTGCCGGATCGGCCGGGTGAAGTTCAAGAACGGCGTCGAAATTCGCATCCTAGAGGGATCTCGCGGCGGACATCCCGACGTCATTGCGATGCTGCTTGATGCCCTCGCCGACGCACGGGCAGGGAACGTGACCGCCGCCGGCATCGTCTTCGTGTCCCCGACGGGTGCCGTCTCGACCGCCTGGGAAACCGGCGACAGCCGCCACTACCACCACCTCGTGTCCGGAGCGGCCAGGCTGCTCCAACGTCTTGGAGATCAGCGTTGAGTGTCCAAACAATTGCCGCCCTCAAGGCCAACATGCCGATCGGCGTTGCCGCAGGGATCACCGTCTACGACATCCACGACCTCATCGATACAGTCGAGAACCGAACCCGCCAGATCAACCTGCCCAAGACGGCGAACTATACCGCGACAGTGGACGACAACCGCTGCCGCATCCTGTTCACGTCGGCCTCCCTGGTCACGCTGACGCTGCCGGACACCTTGCCTGACGGTTGGGACTGCAGCGTCGTCCAGATGGGGGCGGGTGCCGTCCAGATCACCGCCAGCGGTGGGGGCACCCTCCTGTCCCGCGCCGGGCACAGCCGGACCAGCGGCCAGTATGCCGAGATCTATCTCTTCGTGCTCGACAACACTGGCAATGCCGCCCGCTTCATGCTCAGCGGCGACACCGTGGCCGCCTAGTTGGCGCGACCGCGCCTTCGTCCGCATCGGCATCCCGCCGCGATCTTCCGCCAGGGCAATCGCTTGAAGGAATGGCGTCCTTGAATGTGGCCAATTGGCAAGAGATCATGACAACGGAAAGTGCTTTCCACCAACGAAGATCGGTGGCAAGTCCTTGCCTTTCCATGCTAACATGGGAAGAAGATCTCTTCGTGCGATTGCCCTGGATCTTCCGCCGAGGCCTCCATGACCATCCTGGATATCTTCCGTGCCTCCTTCGACCAGGGCTGGGAGGCACTGGCCGACCTGCGCCAGACCGTCACCATCCGTCGCGTCAGCCGGGGGGCTTACGATCCCGCTACTGGCAAGACGACCGACACCACCCTGACCGCCACCGTCCTCGGCGTTCTTACAGGATACGAGTCAGATCTTATCGACGGCAGCGACATCCGGGTCGGCGACCTGCGCTGCGTGCTGCGCGGCAAGGACATCGCTTTCCGACCGGAGCAAGGCGATACCGTTGACCTGCCCAACGGACAGCGCTGGACCGTGATCCGGGCAACCGGGGATCTCTATTCGCCGCCGCTCTACCACGAACTCACCTTGCGCCGCTAAGGTGCTGGGGTGCGATGGCATTATCGCTGGACGCTCGCTGGCCGTTGCGGTATATACCTTCCCGCAGAGTTGGGTTTGCATTCGGCTAAGTTCTGCTTGGCCCGATGCCTGTTCTGCCCCTCTGCCCCAACGGCGTCTTTCAGCCGGGTCCACGCATCGCAAAACGCTGGTCGTTCCGGCCTGAAAGGCGAGGGGCGGCTATCCGCCGTCCCTTCCCGCCGCCCGGAGATCCGCAATGACCGACAACGTCATTCCGTTCCGCCCGCGCCAGACAACGACCCTGGTCGCCGCTCCCTACACCCCGGACGTGCCTGCACTTTTCCGGGTCTATGCCAGCACCGTGATCTGTCTCTTCATGGTGCCATGGCTGTGGTGCCTGGACGCGTTGCGCCCCCGTGAGGAACAGCCCATCCGCGAGCGCCGCCGACACCGCTGACGGGCCGAGGAGGTGGCCATGGCCGGCAACGCGCGCCAGTTCCGCCAGCAGTTGATGGCCTTCGTGACGGACGTCAAGGCAGAGCACGTCAAGCTCGTGCAACGCGTCGCCCGCGCCGCTCATGAAACGGCCTTCAAGATGACACCGATCGACACCTCGCGTGCCATGAGCGGCTGGGTCAGCCAACTCAACTCCCCCTTCATGGGCGAACCCACCTACGTGCCCGGCACGCGAGGGTCCACGCTGGGCGAAGCGGTCAACCTCAATCTCACCAACATCCGTGAGGTCCACGGGGCCTACCGGTTCGGCGACACCTGGATCATCCGAAACAACGTGCCGTACATTGAGTTGCTTGAAGATGGCAGCAGCCAGCAGGCTCCCGGCGGCATGATGTCCTTCGCGCTCCAGGCCGCGACCCGCGAAATGAAGCGGTGATGTGATGCCGAAGCCAGACTTATCCCTGCACTCCTCTGAACCGATGACCGATGACGAAAGGCGTCAGTGGTTTCAGGATGCCGCAGAACGGTTGCGTGCAAACGGTGCGGTCGAGATAAGATTTTCCGTCGATAACTCCGACAACCCGACAATGGTCCTCGCAGAAGGGTGGCGAGAGCGACCGAACTGGTTCCTCGTTCCACCCCCGAACTTCCCAGCGACGCCGTGACCCCGGTCGAGGCCAAGACCACCATCGAAACCGCCTTCAAGGCCGGCTGGGGACCGACGCCCCCGATCGCCTGGGGCAATACCACTCCGCCCATGCCGGACTCGGCGCCCTGGGTGCGCTTCACCATCATCCACGCCCCGGCCCGGCTGCGCTCCTGGACCGGTAACGTCTACGCCTACGAGCGGCCCGGCATCGTCTTCGTCCAGGTGTTCGTCCCGCTCGGCACCGGCACCCGTACCGGCACCGAACTCGCCCACCGCGCCGTCATCCTGCTGGAAGGCAAAAAGTTCGGCGCGTTGGAGATGGGCACCGCCAGCATCGCCGAAGTCGGCCAGTCCGACACCGCGATGGACCAGACCCAGGTCCGCATCGAATTCGTCTACGACGAACTGCGGACCATGGTCTGATGGACGCCGAGATCGACCTGACGACCCGGCAGCAGACGCTGGAAGCCGCCGCCGCCTGCATCCTGAAAGACCGCAACAGCACCTACGGTTCGCCGGAGAACAGTTTCCGCGACATCGCAGCCGGCTGGTCCCTCATCCTGGGAAACAAGATGCTCGCCGGAACCCGGATCACCGGTACCGAAGCCGCCCTGATGATGGCGTGGCTGAAGATCGTCCGGGCCAAGGACAACCCAGCCCACGCGGACAGTTTCGTCGACCTCGTTGGTTACGGGGCCTGCGCCGCCGAACTGGCCGAGAACGAGACTGCGGTTACCGTACCTCCCGCGTAAAATTGAAGGATTGCCCGATGCGTTGTCCGGGGTTCTCCTGCCTTCCCGCCATACTGGGATGGGCCAAACGTCAGGCCAATAGCCTTCGAACCACCGGACCTCAGCCGCTCGCCGCCGACCAACCGGTGGCTTTGTCCTCGATGTCCGCCTACACCGTCGCCAAACTCCCCAGTCCCTCGGCCAACAAATACCTGCTGGCCTACGTCACCAACGGCAACAACGGCATCCCCTGTCTCGCCGTGTCGGACGGCACCGCCTGGAAGCGCATCCTGCTCGGCAGCACCGTCTCCGACAAGCCTATCCCGCCGCCCCCAGGCAGGACCGCGGCTTTCACCAGCGACTACAGCGGCGAATTCCGATAGCGCCAAGAGCGCCGAGAGCGCCGGCCGCTGCGGATTCCACCGCCCAAGCAACCACCACCCGAGGATCGCGTCATGCCCAAGCCGCCCAAGCCGACGAAACCCGCCAAGCCGCACGCCCTGCCGTCCTACACCCTCGACGACCTGCCGCCGGCCGCTAACAAGGCCGACCACCTCGCTGTCATCCGGGAGACATCCGGCGCCGTCGTCGGACTCGCCCTCTCCGACGGCACGGCCTGGCTCAGCGTTCCGGTCACCGGCGAACTGATCCCGCCCGCCGTCGAACCCCCCGTCGAACCCGCCGCCAGCCCCAACCCCGGCTTCCCCACCGACGACGGAGCGCCCTGATCCCCCAGCCAACCCAAGCCCCCGCGTAGCCCAGGCCGCCCCTCACCGGGCGGCTTTTTCTTTGCCGCCAAGAGGACAACCGCCATGGCTCTCAAGAACGACGCTTCCTTCGGACAGATCGGCAGCGCCTCGATCAACCGCTCCCACAAGCTCTCCACCTACACCGTCGCCACCCTCCCCAACGCCGCCGCCCACGCCAACCGCCTGATCCACGTCAGCAACGGCAACGCTGGCGCCGCCTGCCTCGCCTGGTCGAACGGAACGTCGTGGCTGCGCATCGTACCCGGCGCTGCCGTCGCTGCGTCGTAATCGCACCCCTTGAGATAGAGAGGAAGTAGTTAAAAATGGCGACAAATGCATTCAATGCTCAGGGGACGATCGTTGCTCGCGAAGGTAACACGCCCGGAACTTATGTGGCGCTTGCAGAAGTCCGTTCCTTTAGCGGCCCTGGCGGTACGGCAGCGATCATCGACGCAACTTCTCTTAGCAGTACCGGTAAAGAGAAGGTTATGGGACTTCAGGACGAAGGAACATTGACCATCGAAATGTCATTTTTTCCTGGAGATACGGGCCAACAGGCATTATTGGCTGATAGAGCCGCTGGCATTAGGAAAAATTTCAGAATTACATTCTCCGATGCGAACAATGCCACAGCGACCTTCTCTGCCTATGTGACCGGATTCACAGTTGGCGGCGGCGTTGATGCGCTTACAACCGCGACTGTTACCTTGGAAATCACGGCGGCAGTGGCCTGGGATTTTAATCCCACATAATATTGCCCACAATTAGCAGATGCGCTATCGCACCCTTTTTGATGAGTGCGAGACGAAGATATGGTAACAATGCCTCCCGCCCCTACTCCGCTGTCATCGCACCCCGACCAACTTTTCTTGCTGTAAGTCCTGGAGACCGGCGCAGCACGTCTGCGCCGGTCCTAACGGGAAGACGCCATGCCAACTCTGGTTCCCACGAAGATCGTCGTGAACGCCTCCGGCACGCCCGCCGGAGGCGTCTATCCGCACTTCCGCGTCCTGGTCGACGGCGTCAAGGTCGGCGAGGCGAAGGTCGGCGCGACGTCGAAGGCCTACGCGTTCGATACCAAGGTGGCGGCTGGGGCGGAACACCGGGTCCAGGTCCACTACGACAACGACGCCGTAATCAGCGGCAAGGACCGGAACCTGCACGTCGCCTCGGTCAAGGCGGGCGAGCAGACGATGCTGCCGGCCGATGCCGGGGTGGTTTACGACCGCCACGCCTTGGACGGACGTGACGTGATTCCGGGCCAGTCGGCGATGTTCTGGAGCGGCGCGCTCAACTTCAAGGCCCCGGCCAGCGCCTTCCCGGAGCCTGCTCCAGCGCCGTTGCCGACGCCTACACCTGCTCCACCCCCTCCTTCACCACAGCCGGATGCCCCTGTGAGTGCTTATTACGCCTCCCCTCAAGGCAAGGATACGTGGTCCGGCAAGTTGGCAGCCCCGAACGCCAGCGGCACTGACGGCCCGGTCGCCTCGCTCGGCAAGGCGGCACAACTGGCACGTGACGACGCAACGGTCGACACCGTCATCCTGCGCGGCGGCACGTATAGTCTGCCGGGCAAGGTCACGCTGCAGGCGGCGGACAGCGGTCTCAAGGTCAAGGCGTACGGCGACGAAACCCCAGTGCTCAACGGCAATCAGTTGCACACGATGCTGCAACTGGTCGGTGCCAGGGACATCACGATCACCGACCTGACCTTTACGAACGGTCGCAAGGACGGCTTTGCCATCGAGGTTTACAAGTCCGACAACAACCGGATCGGCGACAACACGTTCGAGAAGGTCGGCACCGGCGTCAAGTTATACGATTCCTCGGGCAACCTGATCGCCAAGAACGAGATGGGCCACCTCGGCGGTCACGGCGTCGATATCGTCACCGGCAGCGACGGCAACAAGGTCTATGCCAACCACATCCACCATGTCGGCGAGGCCAACAGCCAGGCGGCGGCGATTGGCGGGCATGGGTCGAGCAACAACACCGCCACCTTCAACGACATCGAATATTCGGCGCGTTACGGCGTGTCGTTCAAGGACTTCGGGACCGCCGAGCCGGGTCTGAACAACGCAGTCCTGCACAACCGCATCCTGCACACCAACACGGCGGGCGGCGACTCCGGTGCGATCGAGTTCCTGGGGCGCAGCAATCTGGCGCACGGCCACCGGGCCGAAGGCAACTACATCGAGGACACCGGCGGGCTGATCAAGGAGAACGGCATTGGTGCTGCCGGCGTTTATCTGGACGACCTGACCAACAACACGACGGTCCGGGGCAACTTCATCAAGGACACCACCTGGACCGATGTGATGGTTCACGGCGGCGACAGGAACGTGATCGAGAACAACGTCTTCATTCTCGGTGCGGGCGAGGGTGCTGCCACTCTCAGCAACAACGGCAATATCCCGACCGGGTCGGTCGCCACCGGCAATGTCGTTCGGAAGAACATCGTGTATGGCGAGGTTCCGGTCGACACGCCCTGGTACCTGAACAACACCGGCGTGAACACGGTTGACGGCAACCTGCTCCACAACGTCGCGAAGATGCCGGGAGTCGATGGCCAGTCCCTGGTCGCCGACCCGCAGTTCAAGAACCCGGCGGGCGGGGACTACAGCCTGTCGCCGACCTCCCCGGCACCGTCGGTCGGGATCGTGGGGCTGGACTGGGCGCACATGGGGACGATCGGCTACGACGCGAACACGGCCAACACCTACGCCCTGCCGAACTTCTGGGATGCTTGAAACACCCCGTTGTCGGCGATAGAGGAGACGGCATCCAGATGGATCTTGCAGTGAAACGCCGTTCCCGCTTCCGTTTCCGTCACCAAGCCGCCTTCGGGCGGCTTTTTTGCTTATAAGCATGGCTGCTTTCACCCAGGGCCAGCGCGTCACGGTAACCTCCGGATATCCGGCCGGCCTCGGCACGGTCTGGTCCGTCTACGGCGGTCCCGTCGATTCCCAATACCTCGTGCTGATGGATCAGCCGGGGGAGGATGGACTGCCCACCATGGCGATGGTGCAGGAATTCCAAGTGACGGCGGCAACGCCGATACAGGCATATCAAGTCGGCCAGCGGATCACCTACCTGGCGCGCGGGGCCACCATCACCGACATCCAGCGGTCCTCCAATCCGGACGACCCCAAGGACGACCTGCTCTACGTGCTGTGCGACCGCGACCCGCCCGAATTGTTCAGCGGTGTCGAGCACGAGTACATCTTCATCCTGCCGTCCTGGAAACTGTTCGCTTCCCGGCGGTGATCGATGAAGTTTCTGCAATGACCACCACCACGGGGTCGCTTCCTACGAAGGTATTGCCAAAATGGGCATCTTCCGATATTTAAACGGTCGGCGGATTGTCTCTTCGGATGGCAACGCCGACTGTCCCTCCTTCATCAATGAAGATGACTCCGTCAGCTTCCAATGCTGTGCGTATCCGGTCAATCGTATTGCGATGCGGAATGACCTCTTCCCGCTCGATCCGGAGAATAGTTCTGATCCCGACTCCGCTACGCTCAGAAAGTACTTCCCTGCTCCAATCCAGAAGAGCGCGGGCTGTGCGAATTTGAATTGGATACAAGTCTGTCATACCGCAATCCCTGCTGGATTTGTGGCGCTATAAATGTCACAATCTTTCCGATGTCTGCAAGAACAGTTTTCAACGTGCGACAAAACTATCCATCGAACAGCGTCCTGATGCTGTTGAGGGAATGTGAATCATGCCCGTTAAAATGACACAATATGCGCCATTCCCTCTTGCAATGGCGCTAAAGACGCCTTATTGTTGGATGGTCACGTAGGTGGCGATCTTGGATTGTTCGCGACATAGGGCGAACTGAGTGAGGCGTTATGGGCAATCGGATCGGGGGCGGCATGACGAAAGGTGGTGTGACTTATTCGTCTTATATGGCCGGTTCCGTTTGGCGGTCGCTTCGGAGTCAAGCTTTGGAGCGTGATGGTAGACGGTGTCGTCTGTGTAATTCGAGCCAGAACCTCGAGGTTCATCACCGTTATTATCCTGCCGTCCTTGGGACGGAAACCGTTGATGCTCTGACGGTTCTCTGTCGGTTGTGCCACGAGATCGTCACTTCCCACCAACGCAAGGTTCGATATGCCAGAAGAACGTTTCGCGTGACAGACGTTCGGCGTATCGTCATGGTTCGGGAAAGTGCGAATGTCAGCATACCAGAGCTTGAAGTTCACGATTACAGGCGTGTCACCACTTCTGATGCACAATGGTCAGTTGGTAGATCCACTGAACTACTACTCTCAGAAGTTAAAAGAAGTTACGAAAAAGCGGACGAAGACAGATGCTGATCATGATGAAATGGGACGGATTGAGTTCTATGGCGGCTTGTATCTTAGCAACGGAGAGCCTTGCATTCCGGGCGAGGTGCTCGAAGCAGCGGTGATCCGAGGAGCCATGAAGGAGAAAAGGGGGCCGCAAGCTAAAGCGGCAATCCTGATCCATAATAATCCGGCGCTTCAATATGACGGTCCCCGAACACCGGAAGAGTTATGGAAGGATGAGCGATTTAGGTTGCGCGTTGCAGCCAAGGTTGGACAGGCGAAGGTTATGCGGACAAGACCAAAGTTTGATAATTGGTCCGCTGACGTTGACATAAAATTTTTGCCATCTCTGTTGAACGCTAAGGAAGTAAAGTCCTTCCTCGTGACAGCAGGGGAGCAAATCGGAATTGGTGACTGGCGACCACGATTCGGACGCTTCGAAGTCGCCTAAAGACCTTGCCATGGCGAGGCAAGGCCCGCTATAGCGCGGCGGGGCACGGCGTGTTTCACGTTGGTGAGACATGGTGAGTTGAAATACGGTATGTCTAGGTTCGGTTTGGATAAAAGGGTGGCTCTGCGGAGCCGCCCTTTTTGTTTTTCCTGGAGTCTTCCTTGGTATCTTCCCCAGATAATCCGTTAAACGGTGCTGTCAGTTTTACGATTGACGATACCGTCTATACCATGCGCCTGACTTGGCACGGCGTCGCTCAGGTCCGTCGAGCCTATCCGGACGGCTATAATCTGGCCGATCCCGAGCATCTCGCCGTCATCATGTCCATTGCGATGAACGCCAAGCATCCGGAGATGACGGCAGACCGGATCATGGACCTGTCGCCGCCGTTGGAAACGGCGATCGAGGCCGTCTCGACGCTGATCAATTATTCCTGGTGGGGACAGAAGACGCCGCCCGAGCGCAAGGAGGAAGGGGAACCCGAGAAAAACCCTCGGAAGACGAAGGCGACCCCTGCAGCGGCATAGCGGTCGCGCTGAAGACCGCCTTCCGGATCGGCATTCTGCCGGCCGCTTTCTGGGACCTGACTCCCCACGAACTAAAACTCTGCGTCGAAGCGACTAACGACCGGATGATCGCCGAACGCGAGCGTGACATCTGGGTGTCCTGGCATACTGCCTATTTGCACCGCATCGACGTCAAGCATTTCCCCAAGTTGACGGAGATGTTGGAACGGCTGAAGCCTTCGACCAAGGCGGGGCCAGAGCAACCTCAAGATCGCAAGACGCTCAGCCGTAATCTGATGAACGCGCTGTTGCAATTGCCGACGGCTCCGCCGCCGCCCAAGGACTCGCCGACCGGCGCTCGCCGTGCTCTCGACGCTTCCGACCCGCTTTCCGCCCCTCCCCCACCCGTTGATCAAGGCTCCGCTTGATGGCTGAAAGAGAAGCCCATCTTCAGATCGACATCGCGGCGGCAGGGGCAATTGCGTCCGCGCGTCTGATCCAGAACGCGCTGGAGGCTATTGCGCTCCAGGCGGAGAAGACGCAGAAGAAACTCGACGAACTCGCCAAGGCCAAGGCTCCAGTCTTCCGGGCTCCCCCGACTTCCCCGGCTTCCGCTTCATCCGCGTCACGATCGGCCCCGACCACGGCGGCACCGCCGCGAAACATCCCGGCAAACCCTCAGATCGGTCGGCTCAAGTCCGAAGTCGACGGCCTGAACGCGACGCTGTCCAAGATGGCGGCGCCGAAGATCAGTGTCAGCGGCATTGCCGGGCAGGTGACGTCCGTTGCTCGTGAGATCGACAAACTCGCGGCCAAGGATCTGTCGCGGCTGGGCGACAACGGTGCTGCCGCCATCAAGAAAATCCAGGACCGCGTTGCGCAACTCAATCGGCAGATCGCTGAGGTTGGCAAGGAAAGTATCCGGGCGTCAAACCTGAAGGCCGAGAACTTCATTGGTCCGAGGACCGTGTCTCAGTCTCGTTCCGCCGAACGCGTCCGCGAGAGTGAAGTGGCTCGACGGCCCGAAAGTTCACCGACGTTCGTCGGCCCCCGGAAACAAGACCTTGATGCCTATAACGCTGCGGAGAAGCAAAAGACCGCGTCGCTAAAGCGGGAAGCGGACGAACGGGAAAAGATCTGGGAAAGCAACGCCCAGGAGCAACAACGCCACACCCGGAGACTCGTCAGCGAAGCGAAAGAGGCGGCCCGCCAGTTGCGCGAGGCGGACAAGCAGCGTCAGTCGATGACACCGGCGGCGTCCAGTGCGAGTTTCGTCGGGCCGATGCCGGAAACCCGGTATCAGGCGGCCCAGCGCGTTGATCGTGACAAGGAGGCGAGTTACGATGCTGGAGCCGCCATTAAGAAGATGGCGCAGAACCTTTCGCCGAAGGTCAACATTGACACCAGCGGAGCCATCAAGCAGGTCGAGGGTCTGAGGAACGCCTTCGCCAAGGTCGGCGACGCGGCCATGAGCATGCAGGGCGTGATTGCCGGTGCCGGTGTCATGGTGCTGGGGCGGGATATCGCGCGCACCGGCATGGCGTTCGAGAGCTTGCAGAAAGGCCTTGAGACCGCCACGGGTTCGTCGGCGCAGGCCAAGATCGAGATGGAGCGCCTGCGCACCGAGTCGAACCGATTGGGCATCGATATCCTGCACACCGGTCGTGA